TTCCGTGCTCATTCCAAATGTCCTGGATAATCTCAAAGCCTTGGCTGCCGTCAGCTTCGCCGCACATACTCCAAGGTCCTGCCGTTGCAGCTTCGGCCAGCCGCTTCAGTTCGGTGTAGTCGCTCATGGCTTCACCTTAAGGCCTGCGGCTTCCAGTGATGCCAGGTCATAGACGGGTGTCTTCGCGCACATGCGGTCATCTATCTTCTCCGCATACTCGGCATCCCAAACCGACCGACCGCCACCGCACGCGACGTAGTCGCCTACCACGGCATATGGCTCGGGCAGCTCAATCGCGAGCGCTTCGCGGGACTGCAACCACCCCTTTTGGAAGGACTCCCAATCAGCCTGCGCCATGGGGTCGATGTAGTGGGTGCCCTTAGGTGGATGGCGACGGTGGTCGCAGCCATTAGTGCGCTCAAACTCTTTGCGCGTTTTGTCAATCATTTCGGCACCTCTGCACAACCAGGAAGCCCTCACCCTCAAGTTTGCCGCGGGCTTGAGCTGACACTCCTGCAAGCCAGGACTGATAAGCGTCCTCGGCTGTGCATCCAACGCCAAGCCAGGGATGCTCAGCAGACTGGCACCAGAACGAACCGTCTTTGTGATGAAGTCGCGGCCGCACGGGGCGACCGGTAAAGCCAACCCTGTTCCGTGCCAGCCAGTCCTCGACCGCCGGCCAGACGATCGCCTGTTCGGGCTTGGAGAAGTCACCCTTACCGCCATTGCTGTAAACTTCGGCCAGCCCGTACTCCTTGTTCGCCACCCACAACACAAAGCCGCTCGGGGCGTGGCGTAGCTCATAGTTCTTGTAGTGCCATACCCAATCCTCCGGGAAGTCCCGGATCGACTCGGCAATACGCCATGCCTCTGGATGCCCTGGTGCGGGATCTGCAACCGAGATATTCAGGGAGGCACGCAGTCGTTTCATCAAGTTGAACGGATTGTTGATTTTCATTGCGCAAACTTCCTCAAAGCTTCCTGTAGGCACTTTGCCTTGGCAATAGCTTCAGCATTGCTCTCGCGCTCGGCCTCGACGGATAACGCCACCTCTTCGATGCGCGCGGCCAGCGCACTCATGCGCCTGCTGAAGTCATCACCAAGGCTCGCCACCTCGCAGGAAAGGTTGACCAGAACATCCAGGGCGACTTCAGGCCCCTTGATCGACACAACGGTTTTCTTGGCTGCCTGGGTCACGGCTTGCTCCTTGATAGGTTTGGGGGTTACTGCGTCGCGCTGAAACTTTCCACCTGCCGGCTCACGGATAAGACCGGCATCTTTGAGCTCGCCCAGAGCGCGGCGGATGGCGTAGGGCGATGCGCCAGTTGCTTCGGCCCTTGATGCGGCGCTGTGGATCTCGTGATTGCTCCAGGCCGACTGGATCGGAACAAGGGCGAACACCTTCTGTGCAATCGACGACTGGGCGGCGAGGATCTGGGCTTGTCGGGATTCGTTCATGGCCATCAGAAGCCACCTTTAGGATTGAATGAGTTCAAAAGGGATTTGGAGGACTTGCGAGGCGGTGGCGCGGCGGCTTCTTGCTGCTGCTCGCGCTGACCGGCGTAATTGACGAATCGTGCAAACTCGCCCTGGTGCTGAAGCAGACAGTGCCCCACCGGTGCGTGGCGGTGCTTAACCACGTCGATCTCGGTCACGCCGCTGCGCCCAAGGTCAGAATTTTCGTCACGGTGGGCGATCATGATGATGTCGGCGTCTTGCTCGATCTCGCCGGAGTCGCGCAGGTCGGACATTTGCGGCTTCTTAACCGAACGGGTTTCGATACTGCGGTTGAGCTGGGCCAGGACGATGATCGGGAGGTTCAGCTCTTTGGCCATGGCCTTAATGCCGCGGCTGATAGCGCCTAGCTCCAGGTTCCGGTTCTGCTGACGTGATCCTGCCTCGGGAGCGATAAGGCCGATGAAGTCGATAACGATCAGATCCAGCGGCTTGGCGCGGTGCTGGAACCGGGCAATGTTGCGAATCCGGCTCAGCGGCAGGCCGCCTTTCTGGCAGATTCGCAAGTCGGCATCACGCATCCGACCAACTGCGCCAGTGATCCTGCTGATCATTTCCTCGCTGCCCATGGCCTGGCCGGAGTCAATGTTGCCGAGGCTTACGGCGGATGACGCCGCAAGACTGCGCTTGGCCAGCTCCTTACCTGCCATTTCCAAGGAAAACACCAGCGCCGACTTGCCATTGCGGATGGTCAGGTTCTCGGCAATACCCAAGCCTAGGGTTGTCTTGCCTGTGCCAGGGCGACCAGCCAAAACAATCACATGCGAGCCGCGCAGGCCCTGCACAAGCTCGTCCAGGTCGGTTAGACCTGTTGGCAGGCCATTGATGCCGATGCCATTGAAGCGGTCGTCCATTTCATCAACGACTGGGCCCAGGGCTTGATCGAGAGAAATTACATCAGGCTCGTCGTCTTCGCTGTTCAGGGCCAGAACGGCTTCCTGGGCGTCTGCGATGATCCCAGTCATCGGGCGGGCATGACTTGCCATGTTGATAATCGACTGGCCGATCTCCGCGACCTTGCGAGCCTTGGCGCGCTCCACCACGATGCGGGCGTAATCGAGGGCTGGGGCTGCACTCGTCACCGAGTTGTAAATCTCGGCGGCGCGAAGCAGAGTCAACTCACCGCTAGCAAGTTCATGGCGAATGTCTGCAATCGACACCGGGTCTGCTGCACGGCCTGCCGAACGAGCGGCGAGAATCAGCGTGTAAATCTCTGCTTTGTCCTGATCGAAAAAGTCAGTCGGGCTGACGATGGCGCCGATGGTTTCAATCAGTTCAGGCTTGATGAACAGCGAGCCGATTACACCAGACTCCGCTTCCGGTGCGACCAGTGGGCGGTCAGTGATCATAGGGCCTCCAACACTTTCAGGACCTTGTCCTGGCGGGTCAGAAACTCGATGTCGGCAGTCCAGCCACGGTCGTTCTCGCCGATCCAGTGCTTGTTGGTCAGGCAATCGGTGAAGTAGGCAGTCCAGAACGCGCCTTGCCGGAACGGGTGAACGCCGTTGATTTCAAGGTTCCAGCAGCCCTTGATCAAGTTCTTGCGCTTGGCCGAGAGCTTCAGGCACTTCGGCAGCTTCTCGCCGCAGACGGTGTTGTATATCTCCGCGATCTTGCCGTAAGGGATTAGGTCGGTCTTGGTCACCGCCGGTTGATCAGGTTCTGGGTTGCCCTGCTCTTCGGCTTCAGATTCCAAATCCTCGTCGGTCGAAGCGACAGCGGCGACAACTGCGTTAGCAGTTAGATTTGTATTTATGTCTTTATTGTGTGGTAAGAACGCCACATTGGACGTGGTGGAAACGCCACACTGTGGCACTACTTTCTGTTTGTTCTGATGGGTGTTTTTCTTGTCGATTGCCCACTCATTGATCGGCGCAAAACCGATAGGGCTACGACTGCCTCCAGTGCGGTATATGACGCGCTGACGGATAAGCTCGCAGATGGCGCGGGAAACGTCTTCACGATGGATGCCGGACATCTGAGCGATGTAGGAGGCGGCAATACGTGCGCTCTCCAGGTTGTAGCCAGCGGTTTGGCGGTGAATAGCCAGAGCAACGCGCAGCTCTCGGCCAGACAGGTCAGCCCCAATAAGGGCTTCGTACAGGTCGTTGTCCATCCGGGTAAATCCCCCGGTAGATTTAAGTTGGATTATGTTGGTCATGCTGATGCCTTCTTTTCCGACTCAAGCGATGCCTTCAAGTGATCTAGGCACTCTCGGCGGAATTGGGACTTCGATTCACGCGTGTACTGACAGCGCACCAGTTGGGCGGCATGCATGGCGGCGCATTGGTGGAAGTCACGAACAGGCGACACGTTTTCAGCTTGCGAAAAACTTGGCGCCTTAACGGTCGGGGTATTGCTTGAAATGGATTGGCTCTGCATAATCGGCGCTCTCTAGTTTTGTGAACTCGCCGACATCCCCGTCGGCTTTTTCATGCCTGCGATTCAGGCGTTGCTGGGGTTCGCTCCCCGAGCTTTCAAAAAAGAAAGTCCTTGGGAGCGATACACCGCCAGCAGAGAAGAGTCGCCTTGTTCAAGGTCTGAAAGAACTCTCTGTCGAGGCCACAAAACACCTGACATTGAAATTACTGGGCAAGGGACTGGATCATCTGCCGGGAGCAGTTGCGCTAATTGGTACGTACCTTCAGCAAAACCTTCGGTGATTCCGGTTTTTGCCAGTTCAAACTTGGCGTAACCCATCATCGAGCGCTGACCACCAGCCTCTCCCCACAGCTCAAGCCAAAACTCAGGGATGGTCAGCCTCGCAATCGAGGGAATAATCTCCGTGCTCGCAGGACTGCAACGACCGGCGATAGATACCTGTACAACTTGGCTTTGGGTGATTTGGGTTGTCATAGCTTTTCCTGTCGGGGGTGCGACACTGAGCAGGCTGGCGTAGCGGGCTTGTAAGTCTCTTCAAAAGCAGCCCTGACAGCCTTTGCAAATGCAGTTGCCGTGACTGTCAGCGTTGCATCCCCTTCACTCCATACCTCAACAGCGATTCAGAAATCAGCGCCTGAAGCGTTTCTATCTCTGCCGGGGTCGATGGTCTGGCGGCACTTACGGGCTTGGCGTACGACTGATCGCCTGCCGCGAGCCTCGCCATCCGCTCCGCTTGCTCTCTTGCCTCGGCACGGGCGCTGTTCAGCTCTTGCTCCAGCACCTTGATTTGCTCATCAAAACCCAGAAACTTTGGCCAGATCACAAACGGCTCGCCTGGAGCATCAAGCGCAGCGATGCCTTTCAAAATCTCCTCAGCTGCCCGTACTGGATCGCCGCTTGCTCTGGCGGCAATGGCCCGTATAGCGATCTCACGATCCTCGCGTGTCAGATTCATGCCCTTCTCCGTTATCTATTGGGTTAGGTGATTCAGTCGGGCGTCCGACGCATCCGTGGTAACTTTTTGTTTCCACACAACAAGGCCCTGGAGGCCGGACATGACAGGTAAAAAGGCTGCCGAAAATAGGAGAGCACTCGCTAATAAGTTGCCGTAGAACGCCCCTTGTAAAACTCATCAAATCCAGCCCTGACGGCGGCGGCGCACGTAATGGCCGCCTCCTTCATGGTCCAATCCCAACCCTCCTCGAGGTTCAACAAAGAAACCTCCACCAGCAAAACCTTGAATACCTCAAGCTCTTCAGCAGTCAGTTCTCTTGCTTTGATTTTCTTGCTCATGCCCTTCTCCGTTATCTATTTGGTTGGCCCCCAGACTAATTAGGGGGATTTGTGTCACTAATTTGGCCCACCCCTTTCGGCGGTCCATTTATCGCCGTGAGCTCTACTTTTGGACGTAGCGCAAAGGTCAAACCACCCATGGCTATTGCCTCAATGAGCAATTCGTTAACCGCTATATCGAGAGTCCAGCCGTTCTGATCGGCGAGCCCCTCAATCCTTTCTCGTACGCCGGGACTAAGCCCCTCGTAATTAAACATTTGGGCCTCCTTTGGCCCGTCAGGCCGCGCTAGACTCGTCTCGATCCTTGGCAAGCGCTTCAATGCCACCGTTTTCCACGGCCCACTCCAGCAACATGAAAAGAAGGGTTCCGTGCTGCTTCTCTGCACGAATGGCGGCTCTGGATGTGATCTTGTCCAGCGCTCCATTCAGGCTGACGTGATGACGCTTATCGCGTCGATGATCGCTGGGTTTGTCGTAAGCCATTGATGGGCTCCTTATGGTTGGTGAGAGGGGTTAGGCGGGGATTTTTTTGGGTGAGCCTCGGCAAGTAGCCAGGCGGGCTCAAACGGCTTGCCGCTGGCAGCAGCCAGTTCAGCAATTTTCTTGGCGTATTGGGTTTCGCCGGTGTACTCAGTCCGAGGGAGACATCCCTTCGCCAACCACTTATCTATTGACTGACGACTGATACTGCACGCGATAGCAGCAGCGATTGGGCCGCCGGCAGATTCAATTGCGATGGAGATTGCGTTCATTGGGCACACCTATACATCAACTTACGGTTGATATTACAGATCAACTGACTATTGATGCAAGCCCATGCGAGCATCAACCTATGGTTGCTAAAGAAAATGTCAGAAAAGAATTCTCTGCTCGCCTACACCGGGCGTGCAATGACGCGCATGTAAGAATCAGAGGGCGCGCAGTAGACATTCAAGCCGCATTGGGGATGGCTGGAATCAAAGCCACAACAACGGCTATTGGGAAATGGCTAAATTCAGAAGCGATGCCAGAGTCTGAGAAACTGAGGCCTCTAGCTACCTGGCTGAACGTTCGCGCTGAATGGCTGGAGTACGGAGTCGAGCCTATGAAAATTGGTGAGTCGGCAGGCGACTCAATCACTGCAGAAGATTTACAGGTTTTACAGAGCCTTTATGCACTACAGGGAAAGGTCACCCCTAGATCCAAGAAAGCTCTGGATAGTATCGAGCGCGCCGCTCTAGACGGGCGCCTTACTGAAGATGACCTTGTATTACTGGAAAGGATTGCCAAGGGCTTTGAAGATACCTCAGAAGACACTTCAGCCCGTTCCCGAAGCTAAAATGATCGCCTTTCTCGGTCGAGAGATGGAAGGCAGAGACAGCGAAACCTACAAAGCACAGATACTGGATAGTCAGAGTCACTTAGTCATTGCGTACGTGAAGCTTACTCTGGACCCTCGAAAGATAATTGCGGAACTGGCTGCTTCGCAGATAGGGAGGGCCCTTGAGCTAAATATCCCCAAGCCATACTTAACGCCGGTGAATACCAATAATATCCCTGCCGAGTTTAACTCGTCTTTCGCAGGCCGGGGATTTATCCCTTGCTTCGCAAGCAAACAAGTCAGTACTCTAAGCTATAGCCTAGAGCGAGCTTTTAACTCTCAATCCCCTTCGGCAAATCTTGCAATATCCAAGCTCTTCGACATGAATGCTACGATAGCTTTTGACGAACTGCTAGCTAACACTGACAGAAATCTAGGTAATCTGATCTATTCGCCGGAGAAACAGGGCGTTTGGATGATTGATCATGGTCGCGCCTTGACTGGTGAAAGTTGGAAACCGTGGGACCTTAATCCCAATCAATACACTATAAATACGCTTGCGGACAAAAATAACCATTCTTGGAGCGAAAACCGCCGGCGCGCAGTACTGAATGAAACAAAAAAAATGGTTGCGGCATGTGCTGAGCTGTCTCTCGATGAGATAGATAAAGAAGGACATTATTCCCGCATTGATACAGGAGTGGACCGCTTACAAATCGTGGCATTTCTCAAGGAGAGAATTAAGCACACGGTGCCATTGCTATGCAAGCGCCTACAGATTTGCCGCGCCTGCACCGAACCCGCGTGAAGGAACACGCAGAATTTTACTCGGACCATCTCGACCAACCCACTTCCCAGCGTACACCCTCCTAGTCGAGCCAATATCCATCTTGTCGACGCGCTTCCGAAAGGTGCACTTTTCAGACTGGCGAGTGATTAGCTGCATGTCCAGGCTGCGCATGAAGATCTATACCTAGCGCATGAATCACCCGTAGCACAGTATCGAATCTCGGTTTTGATCCGGGCGAAAATGCCTTGTATAGGCTTTCACGACCCATACCAGAGTCTTTAGCGATCTGAGCCATGCCACGAGCCTTGGCTACATAGCCAATCGCCCGAAGAAACTCCTCGTTATCACCATCGGCAAGCACCTGGGAAAGGTACTCACTGATTGCTTCATCGCTGTCAAGCAGTGTCGCCATATCAAATGTCGTTAGAGCTTGCTTCATGCTCAAACCTCCTTTGCCAGTTTCTTTGCTCGCCGGATATCGGCGTCTTGTGAAGACTTGTCACCGCCAGCCAGCAGCACGATGACCACTCCTTCGCGCATAGTAAAATAAATCCGGTAGCCCGCGCCTATGTCCACGCGCAACTCTGAAATACCACCACCGACAGGTTTAACATCACCCAGATTGCCTGCCGCTGCACGCTCAATGCGGCGGGCGATAGCGATTTTCGTTCGCAGGTCGCGGACTGATAGATGCCAAGCAGTGAACAAAGATGTTTGCTGGATGAGATAGTTCATAAGTCAACTGTATCCACATGGATACCCCGAGTCAACACACTATATCCACTCCTGCTTTGCCTGCAGGCAAGTGGCGGCCTGCTAATTGCGAAAAGGCAGCTGCCCGCCCTTGAGTGCTGCTTTTTAGGCAGCCAATCCACTTATCAACTTTCGGTTGTTGACAACATATCAACTTATGGTTGACTATTTATCCCGTCGCAGCGATGCACAGCAACTGCAACGGGCCTCGTCAAAAGGTCCGCTCCAAAATCGGAGTAGCTCTTTAACAACTCAACCGTAAAAAGCCTCTGGATCACCCAGGCATTGACGCACCAGGCGTGGGCGACTCCCACCTAGGTACGCCGTATTGCTCGGGCCCAGCGGCCAAACCGTAAAAGTATGGAAAGAAATCATCGCCCAGTCCGCAGGTGGCGAGTAACAGCGGCCAGCAACACGGAATTTTTCACTGATGCGCCCAGTCGCTGCTTGGTCGGACGCATTGGGAAAACGACCAAACCGACAAGGATAAGCCCCATGAAAGAGGACACAACAATGCTGGTCATAGCAAAACACGCCGAACAAATTCTAGAGTGCTGCCCGAAGGCTAGTGTAGTAGAGCTTCAAGCCATATGCTTAGGCAGTATGCATAACTACTATGATTGGCGGCTTTTTGAAGTGTCCAATCGAGCCTGTAAGTACTGCGTGATTCAAGAGCATGACGCTGGCCACTTTCAACTTCACCGAAAATAGTCAGCGTCAATTACAGCGATTAGTTATTGTATCAATCGAACGATTTTTCCTGGGGCGGAAATAACCAACTCAACGCTCTCCTCAGGCTCTTCAGACCAATATTTTTTGGCGCGCCCCCCTCACCAAGCAGTACCGTGCTGGCATGGTAAACAATCATTTCTTTCTTATCTGACACTCGAATTGCCTCAATGGTGTAGGAGCTTGAGAGGCTACCACGGCCCGGCGTGGGTAAATATCCGGGCACCCGATTTCCTCGATGCCCTTCTCACCAGGGGTATCAGGGAAATCAAACAAGGAGATGGACCATGTTGATACTCACCCGCCGTGTAGGCGAAATCCTCCGCATCAATGACGACATCAGCATTCAGGTGCTGGCAATAAACGGACAGCAAGCGAAGATCGGAATCGCGGCACCGCCAAACGTTAATGTCCACCGGGAAGAGATTTATCAGCGCATTCAGGCAGAGAGTCAGGCGCAAAGCGCAACTTGATTGCAAAGCAACACTGATGCACCTGGCATTGGGAAACAACCACTTGGAAGAAGCTACATGGCCAAGTCATTCAAGCAAATGATCAAGGATGGAAATCTGCGGCGCGCCGACGCGATGAAAGCGCGCCTTGAAGATCTCCACGAAGAACCCGGCTTTAACCTTCGCGCTGAAGGCGAGGAGCTGGAAGAAAGCATTGAAGCGCTTGCTGAGTTCATTTTCGCAGGCGGACAAATACCAGCGCTGGAAGTCCGCCCCCGCGCAGAAGGTGGAATGTGGGTTGTCGATGGTCATCGGCGCCGCCGGGCGTACTTAAAACTCGACCAGTCGGGGCGACTTCCGCGAGCGCCAAGCAAAGACGATCCGAATCGTTTGGAGGCGTGGATTCCGATTGTCGCGTTCGAAGGAAATGACGCCGAACGTGTGGCAAGGGTCATTACCAGTCAGGAAGGCAAGAAGCTTTCACCGCTGGAATTGGCCGATGGGTACCGCCGCCTTTCCGCTTTTGGATGGTCTGCTGAGCAGATAGCGAAAAAGGTCGGCAAGACACGTCAGCACGTAGAACAGGTGACGACACTTGGAAACGCCAACACCGATGTTCAGCAATTAGTTGCGTCAGGGCAGGTATCTGCCACCACGGCCGTTCATGTGGTGCGACAGCATGGCGAGGACGCGGGCAAGGTGCTCGGCGGCGAGCTTAAAAAAGCCAAAGCGTCCGGAAAATCCAGGGTGACAGCAGCCTCCATGAGGGGGCCAATCATGTCTCGACAGAAGCTCGAAACAATCAGATCGGCTGCCGTTGAGCTTGTCGAGTTTGTGCCGAAAGGCTCCCTGGATGATGCCGATCAGTTCTTCAGCCTGCCCACTTCTCTCCTGCTGAAACTACAGAGCGCAATCAACGCAGCCAATTAAAGGGTGGCGCAATTGAATTGCAGGCGAATCCGGGGCCCCGAGTGGGCCAGTCCAGATACGTACCGGGCAGTTCCGGCGCCTGCATCACTGCAACGATCAACATCACTCAGCACGGAGGATTGGCAGCCATGTAAAAGCACAGATACCTGCACGGCCCCAAAGAGCTCTGCCGGCTTGTCACGTACGGAGGCGTTTGTGACAGAGCGAGAAGCCCGGTTTCGGCTGGGCTTTTTTACACCCGATCTTGCTGGCCGGAACAACGCTTGTCATTACGTCCGGCAACTCGACAACTACCAATAGTTAGGTACGCACAATGGGCGAGAGTGAACTAAGACATGCAATTGCATTGCTTCTAGAGGATGTGGAGCGGTTGAAAACAATAGAGCCGAGTCCAGGAGTGAAAGCGCGAATTTGGCTGGCTAAATTCGCCCTTCAAGCCCGCGCCAAGGATGATAGACCTGCACCTCTTTAAAAGCCTCTCAGCGACATTCCTGCTGATTCCGCAATCAAAGCTCCTGAGTTATTTTTTATGGGTGGGTGCGCACAATGAATGAAAATGAACTAAGACACATAATCGCGCTGCTTATCGAGGATGTAGAGCGATTGCAAAAAATAGAGCCAAACGCAGGAGCGGATGCGCGCATTTGGCTAGCTAAATTAGTTTTTAACGCTCAGGATGATGACGAGGATCTTATGCCTCTTTAAGACCTCTCATCGATCTTCCCTTTGATTGCGTAACCAAAACTCCTGAGTTGTTTTTTATGGAGTCCGCGATTTTTTTGGCTTTTGCTGAAACTTCGTTTCTGCTTTCAGTTGACGACTCATAAATATATTCTGCTGAAGGTAGGTAATAAGTCGTTCCGGAAGAGCCGGTTATTTCGCGGCTAAATCCTTTTGACTCCATTTTTCCATGAAGCCGTTCGTAATCATCTGACTCGGCTTTATGTAACTCAACGCGAACAGTGAACTTTTCCATTAATTAATAAATTTCTTAGGCTGTGGAAGAGCCAGTCTATTCATTTTCCCTGGCTGTGGAAAGCGAGGAAACAGGGAGCCTGCCCCTGTAAAAACAGGCACTCCCCCACTTTTATCCATCAGCACCTTCTTTCAGCCTGCATCGCACCTGAAAGTCAGGGTCTTGACGAATAAATGCAACCACCAAAAGGAGTCGGTATGAACCAGACCATTCAGCAAAGCCAAGCCGTTCTGCAAGCCCTGCGCGGCCGTATTTCGCTGTCCACCTCGGAGATGTACAAGATGATCGGTCGTGAAGAACCGGTGCTGGCTTCGCGCTTCACTGTTGTCCCTCTGGGCAAGAATGCCTTTGATGTGATCGACCGCTCCACCGGGCTCTCCCGCGGGCCCCGTACGGGCCACGACAATGCCTGCCACTACGCCCAGCAACTCGAAGAGCGAGCCGACTTATTCGCCTCAGTTCGCGAGATCACCCGTTATGCGTGTCGGACAGCGGCCCGCTGGACTATCGGCATAACCATCATCGTAGCCGTATTTGCTTATTACGGCGTTCAGCAATGATCGTTGCATCAATACCAACCGCGTGTTGCGAAGTTCTCGGCGGCAGCACCGTGTGAAGCCTATTCCGAGGCGAGTGCACCAACGCCTTCTACACCTCCAAATCAAGCTTGCGCCAAGCGACATCAAATCCCAGCCGGAGATACAACCATGTCAGTTGCAACCAATACAACCGAGTTTCTTGACGAACTCAACGGCGGCGCCTTCGCCAGCCAAATCGGCCTCGCCCTTTCCGAAGTAGCGGCGGGGGTAGTTGACTTCGGAAAAGTAGGGAAGCTGGTTATCACCTTGGACTTCAGTCAGATCGGCCAATCAAGCCAAGTGAAGATCAAACATAAACTCGCCTACAAGGTTCCTACTAAGTACGGGGAGATAAACGAGAACACCAGCCTAGAAACACCGATGCACGTCGGTACCGGTGGCCGCATAACCCTCTTCGCGGAAAGGCATGAGCAACTTTTTAGCCGCGAAGATGCGCCAATTCCAACGCGCACATGAACCACCCGCCTCCACCACTTGATCCAAGGAAATAATTAATGTCACTCACTAAAGAAGCAATTCAACTCGTCACTGATACCGCCCTGGCGGCCACCGGCAAAAAGCTGGAAACGCTTGTACCTGCCGTCGTAATTCCAGACGGAACGAAAATCATCGACATCGAGAAGTTTCAGGCAGGTCGCAGTCGCTTCCGTGGCACCTACAGCACCCATTCTCTGGCTGACTTTGGCGGCTATGTAGTTGAACGCGCCACGCCTGGCGCTCGCGGCTTCGTCGACCAGGAAGCAATGAGTTGCACCCTTCTGTTCAACCTGGGAACAACTGACGCCGCAGGCCACGCCGACGACCGCGCCATCCTTCGTTTGAAGCCAACCGCCGGCTACACCGCCGCCCAGAGCATTGGCGGTCGAGGCCTCAGCCAGAAAGATTTGAGCGACTGGATCGAGGACTGGCACCAGTACCTCACCCCGACAGATGAAGCTGGCAACCCAATCTCGCTGGCCAAGGCCATCGCAGCCGTTCGCACCATCACAATCAAGGCGTCCAGCGAGTTGGAAAGTACGGTTGGTGAGACCAGGTCGAGCCGTAGCGCCATGGATCAGATCGATGCGAGCAGTAAGGAAACCCTGCCAGTAGCCCTGCAATTCCGCACCATTCCGTACGAAGGGCTGACCGAACAACAGATCACTCTGCGCCTGTCAGTCATCACCAGCGGCCCGCAACCGGTGCTGAAACTGCGCTGGGTCGGCGAAGAGGTCCAGCGCGAAGATATCGCTCAAGAGTTTAAAGCTGTGCTGCAGGACAAAATTGGCGAGGCTGCCGCGTTGTCGCTAGGCGCATTCGATCTGAAGTAATACTCCAGCCGAGAGAGCGGCTGCCCAGCTGTCACCGGACAATGTCCTCTCGGCTACTTCATTGAACATTAGGCCTCACGCAACAGGCCTCGAAAAGCTGCCACACCGCCCGTATGAATATATCTAATTCCTGGTCATCTACGTAACCTGAAGTGATACTTTCCGCAGCACTAGAAATGCACTCCCAGAGAACTATAGCGCCGGCGCCTGAAAACTCAGTACCGTCGATCTTGCGCAGCGCAATCAGTGCCTGTTGAGCCCTTTGCAATCTACTGCCGTCAGCAGTGACCAGAATCTCAACAGCTATCAGTATCTGAAAAAACGCCTCGGTAGTAACCATCACTGATGGCTCCTTCGGCCAGACCCCGTCCTTCATTTAAATATAGACCAAAATTCTATTCGCGCTTGCCAGCGAGGCTGGTGTGCGCCAGGAGATAACCTATGAGCACCATTCCACCGCGCCCGAAAGCCGACGAAAAAATGATCCTTGCCGCCTGTACCGTTGTTGCTGAAAAGCTCAGTGCGGATGCCGCAACCATTGCGCAGCACTACCGTCGCCGCATGGATGGCTTCGAACTGGCCAAAGAGCTCGACAGATACGAGCGCTGGGATACGACCCGAGATGATATGGAGGCATTGGACGAAATTGATTGGCTTGTGGATCAAGCAGAGATGGCAGTGGTTAACGCCTGGGCGGAAGAGTTCAAGCCAGAGCCACCAATCTCGGTTGGCTCTAGAATTAAACAGGGCGTGATCACCGGCATATACGAATACAGGCCAGCAACGTATCTCGTCAAGGCGGATGGCTGTACCGACGAAACCAGCAGCTTGCTAATCAACTTCGAAGACGCCGTGCCCGCCTGACTCGCCAAAAAAGCACGGTCGGGATGCGTTCGGCTGGGAGAAGTAAATGACATCAGATGTAATCAACGAGCTGAAGATGGAGAACCAGCATCGCTGGAATTCAATCATGCGGCTCGCACACGCCAACCCAAGGCGTAGCCAGGAAACTCAATCTCGCGCTGATTCAACAATTCTTAACTTGGCCAAGGAAGCCGCCGCTACCGAAGTAAGGCTTGGCCGAATCAGGCTCCATAGGGAGTCCATCGAATAATTGGTGGGCCTACACGGACTTGAACCGTGGACCAATCGATTATGAGTCGACTGCTCTAACCAGCTGAGCTATAGGCCCTATAAAGCGCGGAAGCATGAGGGCTCGCCCGACAGCCCAGCAATGGGTGATCTGTCGCACGCCAGACGCGGGCAAGCGGCGCATTGTAAGCGAAACGTTTCAGCACTGTCACACGTTTAACATCCCCCTTCAAAGTCAGCCGCTATAGCGGCAAGGACGAAGTCATGCCTGTGGAAAATGGAAAAGAAGTATTCGAATTGAACGGCGGCCAAACCGCGCCGGGACGGAGTAAGCCATGAGCCGAAGCGGATATAGCGATGATTGCGGCGGATGGGATTTGATCTGCTGGAGGGGTGCCGTGAATTCGGCGCTGAAGGGAAAGCGCGGCCAGGCTTTCCTGATC